TATAGGACTGGATCTGTTTTGCAAGTGCATTGGCACTCGCCTGATCGGTAACCGCATCAACGTGAACCGGATAAATCTGTCCCGCGCGTTTCGCAGACGCAATGAGTTCTTTTGCGGTTGTGAACTCATCCCAGTTACAGGCAGAAACGACACTCTCCACTTTTGCCTGTACCAGACTTCTGAGACCATAATCATCGAGAAACGCGCCGCGCATATCCTCAAACCAGATCGTCACCGGATAATCGTTGTTAAAATTGATTACATGATACAGCGCCATGATGTAGCTGTCATAAATGGCGGTCGCATCTTCGATACTGATATTGGCATCGTGTGCGTAACCCTGTGCAAAGTTTACGTAAACTTCCTGTTCTCCATTACCAAACGGCATGGCGTTACTGTTCAGTACCCTCAGCGGATTGCGGAACGCTTCGGTACTGATCGACTGGCTGGCAATCAGATTTACCAGCGCCGGAACCAGTTCGTTCCGCGCCATCGGATTGTAAGGATCGGTTAATGTTTTTGCAATATCGGCAATATTTTCACGGGTTGCCACCGGAACTCTGTCACGGTAATCAACACTCATCGTCTGCCGAACAGCATTCAGCATGTTAATGTTTGTCATATCTAATTTTTCTGCCATGATTTCACTCTCCTTTTCCGCTTAAAATAAGCTGGGACATATCAAGATCGTTGATACTAGTTGCGGTTTCCTCGTCTGGTGATTTTTTTCCGCCAAACTCAGTTACTTTTGTGATACTTCCGCCATGGGAAAGATCAGACCAGCGGCTTTTGATTTCAGCAACCGCGGAATCGTACTTTCCTTTCAGTTCGTCCCGTTCAGCAACCAGTGCGTCACGTTCTGACATCAACGCTCCGATGTCGGTATCTTCTGTTTTGATTCTTTCGCTGATGGCGGCAATCGCATCGCCATGCGTTTCGATGTTTCCAATGTCTGCTACAATTTCTGTCCAATACTCTTCAAGTGTCATGTTAAAACCTCCTTCTTAAATTGGGATATAACCAGATTGGCATTTTATGCCGTTTTGGTTTCATTGGATGCGGCGGCTCCGGCGGCTCCGGCGGCTCGGGTTGCTCTCCTTTTGCCAGGTACCGATAGACCATGACCGCGTTGTTCAAACGTTCGGAATCAGATAAGTACCGATTCCCAACAATCCATCCGGTAATTGCAGAATCTTTTGCGTGTTCCGAAATATAATTGAAACACGTATGCGACTTTTCCTGCCGAAAAGAAAGCGTACCATCGTCACTGATTCCCTCCCATCCTTTCATATAGGCGGCAGTCAGTGCATCAAGATCGGTACTGTCACTGTGCAAAAACGCTTGTAGATTTTTGTAAGTACTTGCGGCTCCGACCGAATACCATACATTTTCATATATTAGATATTCCAACTGTGCGTTTCCATCTTCCCGGCTGTACCCTTTGGAATCTAACCATTGGAACAACCGCGTCCGGCGGTCGGTAGAGGAATTATCCGTCCATTGTCCCAAACCATAACCGGGGGAACCGACAACCGTACCTTCCCACAACCCGGGGTTAACCGTGGATTCCTGCCAAAAGTTGCCGCAAATGGCGGCAATGACATACTGGCTGATGCCGCTTTGTACCTCAACCGGATATCGGTACAAATACGTCCATGCACTGTACTGGCTTACAAAATTATTGATGGATACCTGTCTTTCCAGCGGGTAACTATCGGTGTGCGCTCCCATCGTATACCCGCCACCGTCAGCGGGATTGTAAACCATTTCGGTGTGACCGCTCCTCCATAAGATATCACCTTTTTTCCACGGCTGATTGGCTGTACCTTTTTGAAATCCGGCACCGATCAGATATCCATCCATGCTCCGCGTGGTAAACCATGGGTTAGATGCTAAAAACCCGCCGACCGTACAACAGTAACTCATGAGAGAGGAGCAATCATAGTAGGTAATACCTCCTACGGTCTGCCCCTCACGATACGTTTGGGAATATCCAACGTTTGGATTGTTACAAATCCCGATACAGGTATTGTAAGCAAGCGTCAGATCAGCCACGGGTTAAACCCTCTTTTGCTACGTAACCAGTATAGACGATGCCATTTACTACGGCTTTCACCAGATACCATTCTCCGGTATAATACCCATAGTTTCTAACACTGGTTCCGGTTGGCAACGTCAAGATGACAGTTTTATTCATTCCTGCGCCAACACGTAGATGATAGCGGTCATTGGTATGATACGCTCCTGCAATTTTCCGGTCAAAACTACGCGCGGATTCTGTCTTGACGCAACTTTCCATGACTTTATGCGGCTTTTCGTCGACGGCTCCTGCATACCGATAATGCACGGTATTTTCATACGGAAGATCGTAATAAGACCGTACACAGATTTCTTTTCCGGTCTGATCTCCCGTCTGACCATCAATCCCGCCGTTTTCCGACTGGCTGGCGTGGACGATGCGGTTCGCGTCAACCGACATCGTTACATGATGACCAGCCGCAAGGTGGATATCACCGCGTTTCCACGGTTTTCCGCAGTTCACAAAACCAGCGTTTTCCAACTGTTCACCTAGATTTCTAGTTGTGCTGTAAATGCTGACCGGAAAACCAGCATTTGCAAGTGCCGTTCCGACAAAAGAGGAGCAGTCATAATCGGGACTGTTCCGGTGTACCTGTGAGTACCCGTGCCGATCATCAGCGGCGGTCTGTTCCGCCCATGCAACTGCATTTTCGATTTTACTCATTCGTTCCACCTCCTAAGTGCTGGCAAAGTGAATTAATTGCAGTTGTGTTCGCTTCTACACTTTTCCGCAGTTCTTCCATCTCTTCCTTGTGTGCGTCTTTTTCTTTCACAAGATACCAAAAAAGTGCGCCGCAACACACGATCGGAAAGCCGAGCGAACCAACTAACTGCGTGACGGTACCTACATCCATGCTTCTACCTCCTTATCCTGCCATTTTAACCAGTCTTCAATTTCACTTAATTTATCACACATAATAAAATTATGAATGAAGCGGACTGGCGATTTACTGTTATACGCGTTACCATCCATAAAAAAGAAATCCCACAAATACCGGATGTGAGACTCATAATTTTCATGTGGGACAAGGATCAATGTGTCTTTTTCGTCCCCTTTATAGCGTACCGTATAAGCAAGATAAGCATTTTCTTTTTTCATCATTCCGACAATCATATTAAAAACGATACTTGCCATCTTTGCTCCTTTCTTCCCGTCCTTGAAAACAAGGAAACCTTTTGACCTGCCAAGGACGGGGCGGTTTTCTCAACCGTGGCAACCCCCATGAAAAAGGTTTCCCCGTATTTTCATGATACTTCTTTTTTGTCCGTATGTCAACTACTTTTGTCCGTTTCCCACGGACTATTTATAAAGGTCAATCCCCAGCAACTCAACCGCCATATTTTTGCTGTCCAGATCGTCAAACCGTAAGTATGCTTTTCGGTACGCGTCAACCAGATTTTCAAATAAATAATCGTAGTGTTCCAACATAACCGTGTTCTGTGTGTGATCCCCGTCCCGAAAAACCGCGACAAAATGACACGATGGGTTATAGTTGTGCGTGATATAGATGTACCCCTCTTCGTAATATTCATATACCCCATAGCTTTTTCCACTGTGTTCGATGGTAAACAGATACCGTGACCGTCCGGTCGGCTTCTGTACAAACACGGCATCGTCAATCAACATCTGATCCCCGACACTCATGCTCTGCATATAGTGGCCGCCGCGGAATGCTTTCAATGCCGGATTTTCCCACATCGCCTTACTGGCACTGTCATTGTGTGTAAATTCACACACAAAACCGCTCCCATGCAGCATTTTGGTTTCTTTCTGATACCGCTTATGGATACCAAAAAATACGAAATAGGGATTGAGCAACGAAATATTATTGGATGCCATAACCAGTTTAAACCATCGGGACTGGCTTCCATTTCCACGGCTGATCGTCAGCAGCAACGATTGCAGTTTTTCAGATTCGCCTTTTACGTACTGTCCACTTTCCATGCTAAACTCATCAAAAAACAAAAAGTAGATATCCCTAAAATAAGGAGACAATTTTTTCACACTGTCCATCTTACTGCCAAAACTAAACGCGCATCCGAATGGCACACCATCCAGAAAATACCGCACGACATTTCCGTTTTTGTCCAGATTTTTATAAGTAATCACACTTCCTAATTTAGGATACATTCTTAGCATATCTTCATACATTGCCGCAGCTCCCGTCATTTCCCCCTTTGTCCGGAAAACCCATCCTGTCTGCAATCCGTACTCTTTACATAAAATACAGCTTGCCGCGGCAAACGCACTGGTCTTTCCGGCACTACGGTTAGAACACGTAATTGCCACGCCTGCGAAATCACCGTCCACGTCCGGTTCCGTAAATAACCGGATCGGGTTGTAATACTGAATTAGATTGCCGTTATCGTCTACCGCTTCAAATTTCACGCCATATTCCGCAAAAAGTTTTTCCCATTGAATATCGTTCCAAAAAATCATTGTTTCACGTGAAACATTTGTTTCACGTCCTCCTTTCTATCGTTTTCTAAAACCCCGCTCAGCGTCCCTGCAGTTTCCCGCCAGTCTCTCCGCAGGTAATCTCACGTTTATCGCACGATCATCGCACGTTTTGCCTGCAGAGGGACGGCAGAGATACGCTGGATATAAAAAGAGCTACGCTGGAAAACGTAGCTCTTTACACGTATGGAGTTTTCAAAAACACAAGATATAGTAACAATCAACTACAGGGTACTTAAAACACACAAGTCTACCGTCCGACAGTCGGAGCACGTATTGCCGTCATATGTATTTAAGCAAACGGATTGAATTTTTCCGTATCGCCAAACTTGTGGACGTTTACAGCGGAAAGGTAAGCGGTAAATCCCTTGTCGCGGCGGAATTTGCTTTCACCGATCGATAGGAAGAGGTCAACTACTGCGCCTTTGCCAAGTTCGTCAACACTGGAAACGGTGTCGCTCTCAATTCCGTCCTCATAAAAGTCAACGCGGTAACTGGTCTGCGCTTTTACGTAGAGACCAGATTCGTCACTTTCTTTCGCCGGAATCCACTTTGCTTCTGCGGCGGCATCCTCACCAAACTCTTCGATAATTTTTTCAAAGATGGCTTTCTGCTGGTCTGCTGTGATCGAAGCAGAAAGAACGCTTTTTCCGTCATCTTCCCTTGCATATTTTACAGTCACGTTGTTCAGTTTCATTTTTGCTTTGCTCATGATTTTTCTCCTTTTGATGAAATTGTTTTGTTATGCAGAACCGCGGCGCTTTTCTTTGATCATTGTCTTATCTGGCCACTTCCAGACCGCGGTTGTGTGCTGATTCGTCGTCCAGTCTCTTTGCTTCGGCAAAGAACTGTTCGTCCGGCATCTCGTAGCGGGCGGATACGGTATCGGTTAATACGCAGATGGAATCCTCCGGAAAACCAGCGGCGATAACTGCGGCGGTTTTTGCTTTCTGCGATTTCAGTTCTTCTGTATTCTCAAAAGAGCCGATCACCTGTTTTGTGTTTCTGTCAATGACAGAGTAGATAAATTTTTCGATTTTTGTTCTAACCATTTTTCTTCTCCTTTATGTGGTTATTTGTTCTTACAAGTATTATAATAGCACTTACTACAAAAAAAGTCAATGTTAAAATAGAAAAAGAAAGACAATATCCAAAAACAAAAGCAGGATTGCAAGGTCGAGTTCTTCCTCATGTAACGCCCAGATCGTTGATAATACTAAAAACATAAAAAATACAAAATATCTCATATCGTCTCCTATTCCGGTAACACTCCGTCCTGAGAGTTTACCAATACTTCATAGTATTCATTCGATACACCTAAGGTATAAGTGGTATCAATGATTCCAATGTTACTAGCCGTTAAAATTTCTTCCCCGTTTACTTTGATGTAATGGGGTTTCGAGTTGTTAAAGCAACTGATTGTCCGTCCGACATTTTCCATCCGGCGGCAGAGACGGAAATTATTACAGCACTTTAAGTTTTCCGCTCCAAGTTTCTTATTCATGCCAGCGACCGTAGACGTAAAACGCACGGGGTCTTTGCCAGACTGCGCCGCTTTTTCGTCCCATTCCACGCCGCAGTATTTTTTCGCGCCAAGGGTCTTGAATTGGATATAGAGGTCATCCATATCCCAAACGCCGAGAATGTAACGGTTCTCGCCAACGTCACAAAAAGCAGGAATGTCGTTTTCGATTGCACGTTTTCCCAGTATTTTGTTTTTGTATTCAAATTCTTGCATATGTGTCTCGGGATGCAGGAATTTGATACTATCGGTATCACAATATACAACATCCATTCCAACCACGTCCAGCATATCTTGTAACTGTTTTCTTGCGTGAGCAGTAACATAGATTCCCCATTGATAGTGCAAAAAGCTGTTTTTTCCATCATAGTACGTGTTCAGTGCTTTTTCCGCATCTGCTTTTTCCCGCTGCCATTCACCCGTAACAGCATCCATTGCCCATTCGTCCTGCAACAGATCGGTTACGCACATCCCGTATGTACTGTTTAACTTATTTTTAGACTTCATGTATTCGTACACTTTATCGGGGTTTCCTTTCAACTGGCTCTTTGCGATAAAAAATGACATCATCGTTTTCCGCATACTATCCGGTAACTTTCCGCGCGCAGCTACGTAGCATTCTGACACGGTAAAGAAATCATAGTCATATTGATTTTTTATAATCGACAAGTCAATTTCCGTCATTGCTATTTCACAGCAATTCATAGACAATACGCGTCCATTATCAATCACACAATCTTTCCCGTGCTTTTGGCACTTTGACAGCGGGATATACGGGACGGGGATGTTTTCTTTGATACGCAAGTTGTCAAATTGTACCCGCATCATAACACAGCGGGTAGCACACAAGTTGTCAAACTGTTCCTGCGTTGTGATCTCAACCGCCCGGAACGCACTCATTGGATAATACTCAGTTGCGATCTGCGCCGGATAACTACTCGAGATGTCCATACTACCCATAACGATCGCAGATTCACCTTTTTTCGCCGTGATCGTGTGACCAGCGTGGATGCGGTTAGCGTGAGTATTACCGCCGCGGAAAGCATCTTTGCAGAGTTGGTATTGTGGTAACGTTAAAGCCAGATCGGCAAATACTCCCGGATAATAACCGCTATCTGCCTGCATGGCGCGGCGAAATTCGCGGCGGACGTAGCCAGTAGAGGTAAGGGGGATTTCTGCAAGGTTGTCATCTTTTCGTAAGGCGCGGATGCATTCGCACAATCCGCGAACGTCATTGTAGCAATATCCCTGTTCAACGTCCGTTAAAGGTGTTTTTGGTGTACGTAGTTTTTTATAGTCATACGTATCAACCAGTTTATAGTGGGTTACGCCCTCACTGTTTTCACAAAATTTTGAAAGACTCATGTTGCTTAAAAAATACGAGCATCGAAACTCAATCCCGTATTTATACGCATAACATTTCATAACTTTATGTGCATCCCGCGCAAAGATTTCATCTAATTCTATGAAATCTTTCATGAACTGAAATTCATACGACAGATTGTGAACGTAGACTACAGCGCGTTTCGTATCAGAAGTATTCAAATACAAATGTACACACTCACAGAAACGAATAAACTCGTTCCATGTTCGTCCGAAACAGACCGTATCTTTTAAACAGAACTGCCAGTGATACATAAAAGCATCACCTTTTATTACTTTTTCCCCTGTTTTATGATAGCGTTTATAATCTAATTTTTCCAGTGTGGTTGTTTCAATGTCAAACGCCATTTCCACGTCATAATAGACGATAGGATTTTTCTTTCTCCCGCGTTTGCGGCATTCGCGCAACGTCTGGAAATCGGAAAATGGAAAATCATGAACGGAATAAATTGTTTCACGTGAAACATCTTCGTTTCCGTTCACGATAACAGGGACATCCAATTGATACATAGATATTACCTCACTTTAATTTAGTTCTAGTCTTATTAAAAAGTTCTTCCTCCGTAATATATCCATCAAGAAACTCCTCATACTCTTCCAGAATATCTTCGAATTCAATTCCGCTATCATGTAATTTCGAAATAAAATCGTCAATAATTTGATCGGACGCTACCTGCTTTCGCAGATTCTTTTTGTAGGTATTGGAAGTCAGAAAACGATACAAGTCTTTGTAGTTATCTTCTGTTACTTTTCCTTCAATTTTATTCTTTGACTTGTCAAAGCGTCTCTGTAATTCTGCGATTCGGTATCCCTCAAGCGTTGTTTCTGGAGAGTTCAGAAACGCAACCATGGTATCCCATTCCTGCCGGATAGATGCATCCGACCGCTTAACGCCTTTCAAAAAACGATTTTTTTCCCGTCCTTGTGACGCAAAAAATTCTTTTACGCGCCCATACCCCCATTGGTCGCGCGCGTGAATTTTTTCCAGTTTGGCAAGGCGGCTATTTGCCGCCTGCGCCACACGTGGAAGTTCGCGTTTGATCTGGTCAAGGGATAAGTCAAGTTCTTGATAGATGCTGTAGTCTTTTGAGTTCGGCATTATTCACACCCCTTTATAAAGATTCGCAATTTATTAGAACTAATCTCGAAACCTATTACTTCTTCTGACAAATAATTTTCTTTTTTTGTAGTATATGCTTTTGTACAATCAATATCAAAATTTCTAACTAATACGCGATGCTTTTCATGAAACACCGTAACAATGGCGTACATTTCGACTTCTATGCGAACACAGCCGTAATACAATTTTATAAAATCTTCTACTCTCACTGTGATACCTCCTTAATACAAGCAATCTTCATATGCTCCATCTGACGTATACAGAGGGCACAACGTGCAGTTAGAGTTTGATACACAAATAGTACCGTGAGAAACTTCTAAATAGTACGCTTTTAAAGCATACCGTGTAGAACAACTATTATGCAAGTTTATCGTAAAGCCTACGCCGAATTTTCCTTGATATGGCATTGGTTTGCATAAAGCATTTACCTTAATGTAGCCATTTGTAAGAGACGCGTGATCATACACGTAAATATGTATCTTTCCATCAGTATCTTCTGATTTCACATATAACGGGATATCCTCCATTCTTGCAGGAATGTTATGTAATTCATCGAAATTTAATGGTTTCATGTTTTTTTCTCCTTTACCTTTTTTCATAATATCCATATAACGACTTATATCCACTATCCCAAGTATCGTAGTATATGCCGTCTACTACAGCAACAACGTGATTTGCTACTTTAAGTATGTATGTACCTTTATGCTCTTTAGCAAAACCAGCAACCGTAGGACGTTTGGAGCCTTTTTTATTACTAATTCCATAGTACGTAAACCCCAACTTGTCTAATATCTCCCGCTCTGTCTTAAGATCTACATTAAAGATGTTAGGCGTTTGATACTCTCTACAAAACGGTATCGTCAAATCAAAAGTTTCTATCCAACTAAGTCCTAAAACTTTACTCAACGCCCGTATCGTACAATCACCGTATTGATCTTTTAAATCTTTACCATTAGGCTGGTAGTATTGATACATGAATGCCCCTTTCTCCCCGTCTTGCCGATAGGAAAGCAAATGTAATCAATATTCAACTTCTTCTCCAAAAAACTCTTTATATAAAGAATCATAGTTTACCCACGCTGTCTGCATCTTTTCCGCTTCCACACTTCCCGTGCCGAATACTCTTCTACAGCATTTATACATTACCCAAGATTCTTTACATTTCTCTGATAAGTTTTCTTTCATTTCTAACTCTGTCATTGTTATTCCTCCATTTGTATGATTGGTTTTTCCTTGTTTCTAATATTATAATACAACATTTCTAGAAATGTGTCAATGCTTTTTCTAGAAAATTTTCTAGAAAATATCATTACACATATAATATGCAAGGCAGCCCGCGGAGCGGTCGCGCCGTGTCCGTCACCCGGAAGGCGCGCAAAGCGCTACAGCCTCCGGCGGCCAT